GTTGTCCGCACAGATGCCATCGGAGAGTAGTTCCGTTGTGTCAAACGCAACAAACGGAATCGAACCTCCTAGAGGATACTTGTCCATTAAAAAATCAAAGAAAGGACCTCTTAAGCAGATTGTTCCGCAGTATGGGTCTTTGAAGAATTCATACACTCTTCTTTGGGATATGGAGAACAATCGTGGATACATTAATGTGGTTTCTGTGATGCAAAAATTCTTTGACCAAGCAATTTCTGGTAACTGGTCTTACAACCCACAACACTTTGAAGGTTCTGAAGTCCCAACAAGTGTAATGGCACAAGATCTTTTAACTACATATAAGTACGGTTGGAAAACATCTTACTATCAGAACACCTACGATGTTAAGACAGATGAGGTTGAAAGTGATATCGAAACACCAAATACCCAATTAGACAACTTAATCGAGGACATCATGTGCTCGACGGATCAGGAGGAAGCTTGTGAAAGCTGTGCAATTTAAAACAAATTCTACAAGGAGATACAAAGTGGTTGATTCCATGACTGTATTTAATACAGAGAAAGTTGATACTAAAAAACAACCAATGTTTTTTGGAAAACCTTTAGGTGTTCAGAGATACGATTCATATAAGTATCCTGCATTTGAGAATTTAACTAAATCACAATTAGGATATTTTTGGAGACCAGAAGAGGTATCTCTACAGAAAGATCGTGGTGATTATCAATCACTTCGTCCAGAGCAGAAGCATATCTTTACATCAAACTTGAAGTATCAAGTAATGCTTGACTCTGTACAGGGTCGTGCACCTGGTATGGCATTTGCACCATATTGTTCTCTACCTGAGTTAGAGGCATGTATGAATGTATGGCAGATGATGGAAATGATTCACTCACGTTCATACACATATATCATGAAGAATGTATATTCAGATCCAAGTGAGGTATTTGATACGATACTTGAAGATGATAGAATACTTGAACGTGCAGCAAACGTAACTGGTTCATATGATTCTTTTGTAAATTCAGCACATCAGTATGATCAAAGTAATTGGTGGAGAGAAGATTGGAAAGGTAGTTACAATTCTGATTTTGAAAGAAAAGAATTAAAAAGAAAACTTTATAGGGCAGTTGCCAATGTTAACATACTGGAAGGTATTCGTTTTTATGTTAGTTTCGCTTGTAGTTTTGCCTTTGGTGAACTTAAACTTATGGAAGGGTCAGCTAAGATCATATCCCTTATTGCTAGAGATGAAAACCAACACCTCGCCATCACCCAAAACATTTTAAATAATTGGAGAAAGGGTGACGATCCAGAGATGATTGACATTGTTAAAGAAGAAGAGCAATGGTTGATTCAAGCATTTAAAAACACAGTTGACGAAGAGAAGAGATGGGCAGAGTATCTGTTCAAAGATGGTTCAATGATTGGACTAAATGATAAACTACTACAGCAATATGTTGAATGGGTAGCAAATCGTAGAATCAGAGCAATTGGATTTAAACCAATCTATGATGTACCTGCAAGAAACAATCCGTTACCTTGGACAGAGCATTGGATTAGTTCTAAAGGATTGCAAGTGGCACCACAGGAGACAGAAGTAGAATCTTATATTGTCGGTGGTATCAAACAAGATGTAAAGAAAGATACGTTCTCAGGTTTCAAATTATAACACAAGAGGGTTTTTAACCCTCTTTTTTATTGACTACATAGAATTGTGATGTTATGATTAAATGACTGAGAAACAAGTTGATTATGAAAACCCTTGGATTTACGAAGGCAATCCTTTTACCTCTGATGATATCGGGGACTATTATGGGTTCGTCTATCGCATCACAAATACCACCAGCGGCAAGTCGTACATCGGAAGAAAGTACTTCGTGCAGAAAAGAAAACCCAAAGGAGCAAAGAGAAGAGTCACAAGTGAGTCAGACTGGAAGAAGTACTACGGAAGCTCTGATGATCTTAAGCAAGATATTAGAAGAGATGGCAAGGATTCTTTCCGAAGAGAAATCCTCAGTCTCCACACAACCCTTGGAAAAGTAAACTACGAAGAGACAAAACAACTATTTCTTCATAATGTGTTAATGGAGGCACTTGACGACGGGACTCCAATGTACTATAATAGCAACATACTCGGACGTTATATGCGTAAAGATTATGGCAACTTTGAAACAGACAGTAAATGAAACATACTATTGGTCAATTGATCGAATGTGTGAACTTTGTTCTCGTGGTAATTTTGAAGAGGTTGTGAATGGTGATTCAATACGTCAAGAATTTGATGAATGGATCATGGCAAACAATAAAAATTTAGATGAGGATATCATCTCAATGGCATATATCGGAGAAGGAAGCGAGTATGATATATAATTTGTATTAATTAGAATCATGTTACAGAAAATAGTAAATGGAATCGCTATTGCAAGTGGTGTTGTATCTCTCACCGTTGTTGGTCTTGGTGGTTACGTATTCATTCGCAAGGATGCGATTATCGAAAACGTCAAAGGCAAAATAATGGAATCTGTTATGCCAGGTGGAATGAGTGGTATTCTTGGTGGTGGAGATGCTGGTGTTGGTGCACTTGAGGGTCTAGTGCCTAGTATGGCACCACCTGAAGGAACAGAACAATCAGCACCTATGTCACCTATACCATTAGGTTTTTAATTCAAGATAGTTAACATAAAGTTAAATTTGCTATATATAAATAGTCGTCTAATTTTATGTCATGGCTGAAGAAGTAAAAAAGAAGGAAGAACCTAAAAAAGTAGGTCCGTTTGGTAAATTAAAGGAACTTGCAGAGGACAAAGAGGAGCAGATGGAAATCTTCTCCACTTTTGTACGCTTGGGTATTTTGATTTGGAGTGGTGGAATCTTAACTTTAAATTATGTTTCAATTCCAAACTTTCCACAAAAAAATATAGATCCAACTTTCATAGCGAGCGTCTTCACAGGAGTCCTAGCTAGTTTTGGAATCCAAACAGCAAAGAATAAGAATGCTAATGGTGGTGGTGCAAAAGCACCTGCTCCAATATCTAAGGCAGATATGGAAAAATTAATTGAAAAGGCAGCAAATACTGCACCTGCTCAGACAATCAGGATTGAACAAGCACCAATGGTACTTGCTCCTACTCCTAACAAAAAAGCATAATGGAAAAGAAAGAAGTGAAATGGTCTAGGTTATTTGCACTTGGATTGGGTGGAGTCGTTGGACTTTCACATCTTGGTATGATTGGAACTCTTATGAATCGTGAGAGTAAATTACCAAGTATCAATGTGCCAGTAGGACCTTATACAGCATACGAAGCAGAAGTCGGAAAAGAAGGATATAAAATTAAATATCGTGCAAACGATCCTTTAGTGATGCATGTGGAACGGGATAGTAACACTAAAGGTGGGTTTCTGGGATTGGCTAATAACAAAGTTAAAACCATCGAACAATACACGATGGACGGTTCAGTTCACACAAAACCCAATAGTTCATCAACAACAATCGCAAACGGAAAATCCGAAGCATGCATCAAGGCAATCGGAGGTGCAGAAGGAACAGGAAGACTCGTCGGTTCCAGTATTGGTGCTAGTGCTGCTCCTACTCTGTCTAATATTCCCTTTATTGGTTGGGTTGCTGCTGGTTGGGTAACTATGTTCTCAGGTAATCAAGGTGCAGAGATTGGTGGTCAAATGGCAGAGGATCTTAACAAAGATTGTTAGTGTGTAAACCGACATAATATTGCGTAATTTTACTCAAGTGTTATAATAAATATTATTGTACTGGAGTTGAAAGATCATGTCCCATTACATGTTAGGTTGGCACGACCAACAAAATAAACATTACGAAATCGGTGAATATGCAAATGATGCATTTGAAGCTGTAAGACACGCAAGAGAGGATGTTCCGTATCTACATGAGCATCCTTTTTCTTTAGAATATATTAAAAAGGAGGAGTGATGAACGGAAGATTAGATAAAGTTGCGATGACAGACCGACTTATGAAACTTAAAAGAGAATTACACTATAAGTGTGAGATCGGAGAGAAGGGTGAATGGGAATGTAATGGAGCAAATGAATATCTAAACAAAACTTTTGCTATACTAGATGAATATTGGCAATGACCAATAGATTTAAAGAAATACTTCCACCTCATGTAAAGGAAGATAATTCTCATCCAGAGTTAATAGCACTGGGTATTATGTTATTAGGTATACTTATCATTGATATAATAGGATATTATCACGGTAACATGACATTACTTGAAACCCTAAAAAATTTGTGATTAAATAAAAGTAATTACAAAATTTTTATGCTATCAACACAATATCGTCTACGACTAGTAGGCATATGCAAAGCAATTGCAGCAGGACAAGAAGTAAGTTTAGATGATATGATATGGGCAGAGAAACTAGCAAAGGCAAATACATCTGCAAGAGGTATGTTAGGTTCAGCAAGAAGATTAAAAACGGATGATGACTCAACTTTTCTTAAGTACTTGAATATAGGAGACTCCGATTCAAGGAAACATAGAAGGGGTTTCAGTGGAGCAGATGATATTGCAGATTGGTTTCGTAATGATAGGAGATCAGATGACTGGAGACAACGTGACTGAATATGAAAAGAGAGCACTCGATCCATGTTGGCAACACAAACAAGAATGCATTGCCATGTTCACCCTCGATTCACTAGCTACTTATATTGTAGAGAAGATGGAACATATTACTGGCAACATTGTCGAAAGGAATCGGAAGACGACATCTTCGTAGATGCAGATGGTCTACAACTTGATTTGTTAGGTGATCCTGTTCTTTCACATGAATGGATCTTGAAAGCAATTCTCTGAGTATATATACTTATAGATACAAAAAAGATATGAAAAGATTTAATACATGGGTTTTAGATACCACAATCTATATCTTAGATTTTCTCTACAGGGGTAGAGATTTTCAAAGATTCTGGGTACTAGAAGTAATCGCAAGAGCACCTTACTTCTCCTTTATTAGTGTGTTACATTTTCGTGAATCTTTAGGACTTCGTGGTGAAGATCACATATACTTAATGAAAGAACACTTTTACCAGGCACTCAATGAAACGGAACACTTGGAAGAAATGGAGCTTAGAGAAGGTAACAAGTATTGGGTTGACCGCTTCTTTGCCAAACATCTTGTTTTACTTTATTATTGGATTATGGTTGGGTACTATCTTATCAATCCTGTTAACGCTTACGACATCAACATGAAGATTGAGAAGCATGCATATGAAACTTATGTAAAGTATAGTGCATGGCATCCAGAAGATAAAAAGATTGCAGAGATTGCACAGGATGAATTAGATCATTCAAGAGAGTTAAGAAAAGCAATGTTAATGATTGCATAATGGAAGTCGTATGGTCAATTAATATTATGGTTGCTATACTTGTGTTAGCAACCACATCTGTGATATACTACATAATGAGATATGACCTTTACAACCCAAATGATTAAATATTTGGCAATACCACTTATACTGGTTGGATGTACCGCACCAGTTACAGACCCACCTGCTCATGCCTTTGAATTAGAAATAGAAGAAACTCATTGGGATCATGTATACAGAGCAATCGAATATATCAAAGCAGGTGAAAGAGAGAAAAAGATGACCGACCCATCTGACGCTATAAATAGTGCACTTGCAGAATTTAACTATGGGAGCAATGGTTCCACCGAGTCGGAAGAGTTGTTACAACTTCCGAGTAACGGAAATCAATAAGGTAGTCGATGGAGACACTATTGATGTAACAATCGATTTAGGATTCGATCTTTATAAAAAAGAAAGAGTCCGTATAGCGGGAGTCGATACACCTGAGAAACGCACCCGTGACTTGGAAGAAAAGGCATTAGGACTTGATGCTACTGAGTGGATGAAAAAAAATTTAGAAGGAGCAATCGATGGAGATGACGAACTTACTATACGAACTGAACTTAAAGGCGGGGTTGGTAAGTATGGCCGTTTGCTTGGTTGGTTATATGTTGGTGATGAAGAAATATCACTCAACGAATTGATGATCACCGAAGGGTATGCATGGGAGTATGATGGTGGTACAAAACAAAAGAACTTTGAGGAACTACGTGAGATTCGTAGATCACTAGGTACATTAGACGAGAGTTAAAATGAAAGAATTTATCGGAACGCAAATCAGTAGATTTTTCAACTCAGGAAAATGGGCATTGAAACTAATCTTTCTTGTTGTAATAGTTGAACTAGGTATTGTTGTAGGTGCGATTGCGACTCAAGAACTTGATGAAAATGATAGTAATAACATCAAACATATATTATCGTTAGTTGCTACAAAGTCATTCGCATTATATGCTGCTGAGAAAGGAAACCCACAACCAAAAGCAGAATGAAGAACATCTTTAATATTATGTCAGCAGCATCTTTTGCGGGTGTTGTATTTCTTATTGGTATGACTGTCTATGCGAATGTAACTAGACAAGCACGTATTGATGAGAACAGAGAGTATATCAAAAGTGTCATAGAAAAACAAGTTTATCAATCAATACAACTAACTATGCCACCAGTGACAGGTAAAGTAAATGTCGGAAATAAAACAAATTAATGTTCCAAATATTGTAATACCAAAGTTTGGTACAAATGAGGTATGGTTAAATGGTGTGCCTTTTGTTCCTAATAATGATCCACCTGTGACATTACAACTTGGGTTTCCAATTGTGGAAATACCTGGTTGCGTCAAGATGCACAAGGACAATCAGGATAAGGTTACACGATTACCTTTTGATAAAGATCTTGTAAATCAGGATGAAAAAGGTTCTACAACCTTATGTCCACATGGTGAGTATCCAACGTATGATGCGATGGATTATACACCAGAGCAATTAATAATTCAAAGAGAAACACCACCACCTCCTGTTTCACCACCACCAGAAATAGAACCACCAGAACTCCCTGATACAGGTGATATTGGTGGTAAAGAAGAAGTTGCTTGTCCTGGTCCTGGTCAATTAAGAGTTGGTGATATTACACAATCAGGTGATGAAAGAGTAGTCGGTCACGAACTGAGTGCAGATAGTAAAACCTGTGTAACCTTATATGAACCAACCACCGCAGTCGAAAAATTTCTTCCCTCTACAAATCAGGCAACAACAACACTTGCAGTCGCAGTGATTGCAACAGCAGGTGCAGCTGCAACACCATTAATATTGAGAGTGGTTAAACCGATATTTACAAAGATATGGAAAACGATACAAAAAAAATTAGGTAAGAAAGTTGATGTGCCTACCCGTGCAGAAATAAAAGCTAATGAGTATCGTGCGAAGAAGGGTCTACCACCTTTGAAGAAAAAGTAATTAAGGATTACCGATAGATATAGATTTTAGATCACTTGCATCACCAGTTGGTAATGTAGTTGGTAGTGGTTTTTGTTCGATTACATGATTGTGCTCTGCAACAACACCTGGTGGATTCACTAATACCACATCAGCACATACCTTATAATATGGTGACTTTGGATGGAACATAATACCAGCTTTCATTAATTCACCACAGTTCTTTAATCTTGCAATCTCAAAATCTAATCTTTTATTTGCAACTCCTTGCTCCATCAATGCAATGTTTGCTGCTGCTGCCTGTTTACATTGTTCTTGTAATGTCTTATCTAATGGTTTCGACCAAGTAGCAGATACACCTAATGATACTGTGCTACTATCTTTCTGACCTGTGCGAACTGGTTTATAATATAATATCTCACCTGGATTATCTGGCACATCATCATTATTTGCATCTACGTTATTATATACAGGATCTTGCCAATATTCTTCATAAGGACGTTTGACTGCAATATTACCTGTTAGAAACGGTGTAACGTTCATGGTAGGACCTTGACACTGTATGCCATTTCCATAAGTATTTGTTATATACGGACCTTGTAAAACCTGTATAGCTTGATTTGTGACGCTTCCAGAACTGTTTGCCACTGGATTTGCTGTTGCAGAAACACCACCTATGTCACTCGCAAACGTAGGTGTTGCAGTTCCTAATAAACAGATCGAAATCAGTTTGAGAAGGTGCTTGTTGTATTTGTTACGCTTTGTATAGTTGTTGTGCGATTTATGATTGTATGATTTGAAAGACCTGGTCCAGAATAACTTTCTGTAAATTGAAAGGCTTCTCCTGGTGTTGTTATTGTAAAGTTTGGTTTGTTGCTTAGATCCAAGTTCGTCCATGTTGAAGTCACTCCATTTAATGTATTACTATTTCCTGTTGTATTCGGAGCAGAAATAGTAGTCCCATCGTGGGATATATTTGTACCAGTTATCACATATTGATAACCAGTATCATAATTCATTGAATTAATAGTTTCAGTTACGGTAGATGTTGTCTCCGTGTTGCTGGTCATCGAGCCCTGAGTAAAATTAGGAACCACAGGAACAGCATTCGCAGTCCTCGCACTCGCAAGGGCAGACACACCCACAACAATCGCAAGTAGTCTCCTCATTTGTCATTAGTTAATTGTCAATTCGTTTACAAACTGTCCAGTAGCCACAGTACCTGCGCCACCTGCTGTTACAGTGATAACACCAGCACTTGTGATAGTACCAGCTAATGTATCTTTTGCACCAGAAGCAGTTGATACCTGACTTGAGAAGTTACCGACAGCACCTACAGTTGGTGCAGATGTTGGAACTGCGTCTGCTTGAATATAAGAACTCGAAAAGCTGAAAGCTGAACCTGCTGTATCTTGAGTTGCTGCAATTGTACCTGGACTATAAACACCCGATGTGATAGTTCCTGCAGATACTGTACCTGCTGTTGTACCATCGGTTGTATCAATGTTTGAACCTGATATGGTAAATGTTGATCCAATCCTATCAACCTGAGTTGCAGCTGCGTTTACACTCAACTGAACACTACTTGATAATTTATGAGTTAGATCTGCCATCGCAGGTGAACTAAAACCCGCTAACAATAATATAGGTAATAGTTTTTTCATCTGTAAATGTACCTATTGATATAGCTTTATTTAGCGTCCAAATATTTACATATTATAACATTAAATTAAAAGCTTGACAACTGTATCAACATACACTATAGTATATTTGTTGGACGCAACATAGGGAGTGACTGAATAAACTTACTGGCAACCGCTGGTTAAGGTGATGAGACACAGGTGGTGCTGCTGCGAAAGCAGAATCGACTTACCAGTCGGGTCTCAGGCAAGAATGTATTTACTCTGTAGTAATGCCCATTCTTTGTTGGTACACAGGAACCCAACCTCCCCTCTTCTTTTTAAGACCTAAGATGCAACTCATGAGAGTCGGGCAGATGGTCTTCTTTTTTTACCTATTAATTAAATGAAAATATTTTTAGATACCGCAAACACAACTGAGATACAAGACGGATATAATACAGGACTTATAGATGGGATTACTACCAACCCAACTCTGATTATGAAGAGTGGTAGAGATCCAGAAATTGTATATCAAGAACTCATTGACATGGGATTAACTGATGTCAGTATGGAAGTTGTAGGAAATCGAAAAGAGATGTATGAAGAGGGTTTAAGACTCTCAGAAAAGTTTGGTAAGTATGCAACAATCAAAGTTCCTTGTACTCCTGATGGTCTTGCAGTTTGTAGAGAACTATCAAGACAACTAATCAGAGTCAATGTAACTCTTATCTTCTCAGTTACACAAGCAATACTCTCTGCCAAGGCAGGTGCAACTTATGTGTCACCATTTGTAGGAAGAGTTGATGACAATTCATTTGGTGGTCTATGTCTGATAAAAGATATTGCAAATACCTATGCAAAACAGAACTGGAAGAGAACAGAAATACTTGCTGCATCCATTCGTAATGTGAGAGATGTGGGTCGTGCTTTTGAATACGGTGCTGATATTTGTACAATTCCTCCATCAGTATTCAACAAGATGTATAATCATATTCTTACTGATAAAGGGTTAGAACTCTTTGAAAATGATTGGAAATCAACACAAAATGTATAGCTTGACACAATTTTGATCCTATGGTACACTAAATACCATTACATAACGAAGGACTCGAAAGATCGTAACCCTGCGTAGAATGTAAAAATCTTGTCGAAAGATTTTCCATCCGCAGGTTTTTTAATGCCTAGCGAGATACTTTTAAAAAAATGATTAAATCAACAATCGCTGCAGTAGCAGCATCTCCATTCCTATTCGCAGGTGCAGCATTTGCTGGTCCATACGTTAATTTGGAAGCAACTGGTTCATACCCTGATGGCACCTACACATCTGGTGGACTAGAAGCAGTAGTTGGATATGAAGGAGCAACAGAAGGAGGAATCGGTTGGTACGTTTCTGGTGGTCCTACAGTTACTCATACAGAATCTTCTGATGAGTTCGGTGATGTAGAATTCATTGGATACCTTGGTGGTTCTTATGATAAGTTCTACGGAGAAATCTCTGGTGTAACAACTCCTAGTGACGATATTGA